TTGAAGAATATACAAACGTATATAAAACAGATTCAGAGATGACTACAAACATTTTAAATAAGATAGAAGCATTAGTAACTAAACTAACTACTTCTACAATAGATGAGCTTATTATGATTGACGCAGTTATAGATAAGTACAACGAAAACAAAGAATGGTTTAAAGAATATGGTGAATCAGAATTTTTAAGAATAGATTAATATGGCTACAGTAGAAATGAGAGCAACTCAAATGCACTATGAGAACGGTAAAGGTTACGATGTAATAGATTTTATTAAAGATTATAACCTTAATTTTAACATTGGTAACGTTGTTAAATATTGTGCAAGGTTAGGAAAGAAAGATGAAAGGTTAAGAGAGTTAAGAAAGGCTTTAGATTATCTGCAAAGAGAAATAGAATATGAAGAGAAACTTCAGCAGGAATGGATTGATAATAATAAGTAGGCTAACCACCTACTTTTTTTATATATGTTAATTTTTTGTTAAAATGTTAATAAGTAAAAAATAAGTCTTATATTTGTCAAACAATTAAAACAAAACAATTATGAAAACACAAGAACAAAAAGAAGTAAGAGTAATAAACGTTATAGGTTTAGTAGCGTTTGTAATTTATGTAATTTTAGTAAATAAATACGGAAATTAATATGGAACAAACAGCAGTAGAATTTATAGAAGACTATTTAAAGTTTAAAGGACTTATAATAGATAACAAATCACCACAAGTTTTAATTGGAGTAATCAATCAAGCTAAAAAAATGGAAAAGCAACAAATTATCAATGCATTGGCGGAACATCCAAATATTGATTCAGAACAATATTACAACGAAACTTTTAAAAACAAATAAGATATGAAAAACGATATAAATGAAAATAAGAAATTGAAAAAAACGAGTGTTAGCAAATCGTTTTATTGCAACCAAGACGATGGGGAATATAATAACAATCCTTGCTCGAAACAGTGCAGTTTTTGCAAACAAGCAGAATTTTTACAGAAAAATATTAACACTAAAAACAAATAAGATATGGCAAATTTAGATGTAACAGTAGTGTATTGCGATGTAGAATTTGACGTAATAGGAACTTATCACCCAGAAGAAAGAGAAACTAACTCAGGTGCTTCTTTAGATGATTGCCAAATATTTATATGCGGTAATGATATGTTTAACATATTATCAGTTAGACAAATTGAAGCAATAGAAGAGCTAGCAATCCAAAAATACGAGGAGTAATGAATAAGATATTAATAGCACAGGAATTAGAAATGCTAATAGAGTACAGCAAGCAATTGGATAATGTTTATCTAAACAAAAGACTAACTAATCTAAAAGAGCTGTTATCTAATGAGTGGGATGAATCTGAACTTTACTATGATATTATTAAAAACGCAATACAATGATAGTATTATTTGATGCAGATAGTTTGATATTCTCAAGCTGCTACAAAAAGAGAGAAGATGTAAATGATGATGGATTCCATCACGATATAGAAGAAGCTACTAATAAATTTGATGAGGTGTTTATGTCTATTGTTAACCACCTAGAAGATTTATATGAAATTAACGAGGTTAAAACATTCTCAGGAAGTAAAGGTAACTTTAGAAAGTACATAACTAAAAAGTACAAAGCTAATAGAGATTACAATAACTTACCACCTTTATTAGATGAGATGCACGAATATGTTAAAGAACAATACAATTCTATATTTGGTTACGGATGTGAAACAGATGATGTAGTAGCTAAGTACTGGTATGAATTATCTAAAGTAGTTGGTAGAGATAAAGTGATAATAGTTTCAATAGATAAAGACTATAAGCAATTCCCTTGTTTGATGTATAACTATCACATAAAGCATAAAGAAGTATATGATATATCAGAAGAAGAAGCACTATATAATTTCTATGAGCAAATGATAATAGGAGATACAGCAGATAATGTAAACTATTGTAAAGGATATGGTAAGAAATATGCAGAAAAATATTTAGCTGAGTGCATAAGCAAATACCAATACACTAAAAAGATATACCAACTCTTTAAAGAAATATACAAAGGTAAAGCTAGACAAAAATATGTAGAATGTTTTAACTTATTAAAATTAAGAACTGATTAATATGATAACTAAAGACGATGCTTTCGCAATGACCCTTTACGATATAGAGCAAGGAGAACCACTTTATAAAATGAGAGAAGTATTAAAAGATTATGAAGAACGTGAGGAGTTTGAAATATGTGCTGGGATTCATTTAGCAATAGAGATAGCTTCTTTCTTAACACTTACTACAGTAGTAGAACAATTTGAAAACAATATAACTTTAACGTTTGACGAATTATGAATATCATACAAGAAATAAAAAAAGAAACAGGAATAGATGTAACACTTAAATGCAGAAAGAGAGCCAACGTTGAACTAAAATCATTAGCATCATACGTACTAAGGAAAAAAGGATTATCTTTGCAAATAATAGCCAATGAATTAAATTTAAACCACGCTACTATAATACATCATTTAAAGATATATAATGACTTTAAAAGAAACAACAAAGAGCTAGAAGTATTAGAAGAACTATTAACAGGAATAATAATAGAAAAGAAACCAGATGATAGTTTATTAGTAACAGAGTTTAATAGAATACTAAATGAAAAGAATAAAGAAATAGCAGAGCTAAAATCTATGTTAGAACAATACAGTAAAAACAATAATATAAAAAGATTAGTAGCACTATTAGACAATGAAAATATAGAAATGAAATTTAAAGCATTTGTAGATATAAATGAGAAAGCTAGATACTATCCTAAATTTGATTAAGATGAGAAACTTTTGTGTAACACAGTTAAACTACAAAAAGAATATGTTTGTAGTAGAAGTAAAGCTATTTGGTTTAATAACCATAAAAAGCTATAAGTATAAAGAAATAGAAAAAGCAGTAAAAAAATTAGTAGAATTATAAAATAGATAAGATGAAAAACTTTAAAGAATTAGAAACATTAGTAGAACAATGGGCAGAGCAAAAAGGAATATTAAAAAACGCTACTACATTTAGACAGGCAGAAAAAACCCACGAAGAAGTATTAGAACTACTACACGCAATAGATGAAGATGACAAGGTAGAAATAAAAGACGCTATTGGTGATATAATGGTAACTCTAATTATACAGGCAAAGATGCAAGGTATGACTGTAGAAGAATGTTTAAATGCAGCTTATGATGTAATAAGCAAACGCACAGGCAAAATGGTTAATGGTCAATTTTTAAAAGATTAGATATGACACCAAAAGAAAAAGCAAAAGAGTTAAAAGATAAATTTCAAAAACAAATTTTTTTTTATGTAACAAACGAAAGATTGGATATAAATGAAGCAAAAGGGTTAGCATTAATTGCTGTTGATGAAATATTGTCTTCAAACAATACAATTTTTGAAACAAATATACCTCACCAATGTTGGATATATTGGCAAGAAGTTAAACAAGAAATAGAGAAATTATGAGCAACTTACAAAGAATAAACAGAGTTATAAGCTTCTATTATAAAAGAGGCTGTAATAAAGAATCGGTTAATAGTATTTACTATAAGATTTTAAAAGATAAATTCAGTAAGTAATTTAACAATAAGCTTTTACTATTATTTTTAAATTGATAATAAATTTTTTCAATTATGGAAGATAAAAGAAAGCTAAACGGTGGGCATCCAAACAGTGGTCGTAAATCAAAAGCAGAAGAAGTAGCATTAATAGAAAAGCTAACTCCATTAGAACCGTTAGCATTTGCTGCATTAGAGAAAGGATTAGAGAAAGGTGATTTTAAATTCACTCAACTATTCTACAATTACTATGCAGGTAAACCAAGAGAAACAAAAGATGTAACTCTTACAACTGAACAGCCTATTTTCGATATAAACGATTTAGGCGATATATAAGCCAAGATAATGGAATTTATAGTAACTACTGCATTAAAGAAGTTATTGCGTCTTAAAAAGCGTATTAAGGTGGTTAGAGGTGGTACGTCTGCCTCTAAAACCTTTTCTATTTTACCAATACTAATAGATAGAGCAATTAAGACTTCTAATTTAGAGATTAGTGTAGTATCTGAATCTATACCACATTTGCGTAGAGGAGCTTTAAAAGACTTCTTAAAGATAATGATGGCACTAGGTAGGTATAACGATAATCAATTTAACAAGAGTACTCTTAAGTATACTTTTGGTAATGGTAGTTATATTGAGTTTTTTAGTGTAGACCAGCCTGATAAATTAAGAGGAGCAAGGAGAAACGTGTTATATGTTAATGAGTGTAACAATGTAGATTTTGATTCGTACTATCAATTAGCTATTAGAACCTCAGGAGAGATTTGGTTAGACTATAACCCTTCAAGTTTATTTTGGGTAGATAGAGAAATAATCAATCAGGATGATGTAGATTTTATTACACTAACTTATTTAGATAATGAAGCATTACCTCAAACGATTGTAAAAGAAATTGAATCAGCTAAAGTAAAAGCTTTAACATCTTCTTATTGGGCTAACTGGTGGCAAGTATATGGTTTAGGTTTAACAGGTTCATTAGAGGGTGTATGTATTCCTGATTGGCAGGAGATTAATTTACCAACTGAAGCAAGGTTATTGTGTTACGGTATGGACTGGGGATATTCAAATGACCCTACAAGTTTAATAGCTATGTACAAATACAATGATGCTTATATATTTGATGAATTGATTTACCAAAAAGGATTACTTAATTCTGATATAAGTGATTTACTTAAAACAAATGGAGTTAACGATATTGTTTATGCTGATAGTGCAGAACCTAAATCAATAGCTGAGTTGAATAGTTACGGACACAATATACTTCCTGTTAGCAAAGGTAGAGATAGTATCGTATATGGACTTAATTTAATCAATCAAAATAAGATATACGTAACCTCAAGAAGTAAGAACCTGATTAACGAGCTAAACAATTATGTTTGGATGACTGATAAAACAGGTAACAAACTAAACAAACCAATTGATGCTTATAACCACGCTATAGATGCAATGCGTTACGCTATAACTTCACAATTAGAGAATCCACATAAAGGTAATTATTATATTTATTAATATGACTTACGGACAAATAATAGCAACTATACAATGTTATATTCATATAGCAACCGATAAGAATGTAGATATAGCTATGCCTAGAAATGTAGGTGAAATTAAAAAGATGCAGTCGATGTATGAAATAGCAGCTAAAAATTTATTGTATATTAAAATGATTTAATATATTTGCAATATGAACGTAAAAACTATTAAGAAGTGTTTGGATAATGGAATAAAGATTTATCCAGTATTAACATCAGAGTATTATTATGCAGGTAAAATGAAGCTGCAGTATTTGAATATAGAAATAGATATGAATGGTAAAAAGAAACTAGGAGTAGATAGGTACAAACAGGATGATGTTTCTAAAAAGATATATGAATTGTATGATAATATAAGTACAAGGATTTAGTTTAGGTTTTCGTAATTAAAGGTAGTCAGAAATGATTACCTTTTTTGGTTTTATACAATAAGCGATTTAATTAATTTTTAAAATAAAAAATGAAAGTAGATATTAATGTACCGGACTCTTTAAACGAAATTACTTTATATCAATACCAACGCTTTGACAAATTAATACAAAACAACGAACATAGCCACTTTGTAAACCAAAAGACTATTGAGATATTTTGTAACATAGAATTAAAAGATGTAGCTAGAATTAAAGTAACTGATATAGAAGATTTACTTTCTCACATAAACAAAGTACTACAAGAAAAACCTAACCTAACTAAAACATTTAAGCTAGGAGTTTATGAGTTTGGATTCATACCTAAATTAGAAGATATTACTTCAGGTGAATTTATTGATTTAGAAAACTATTTAAGTAGCACTGAAACGTTACATAAAGCTATGGCTATATTATATAGACCTGTTAAAAGTAAAGTTAAAGACTTATATGCTATTGAGGAATATGAATCTGCGGATAAGTACAGCGAGGTTTTAAAGTATATGCCTTTAGATGTTGCATTAGGTTCTATGCTTTTTTTTTGGACTTTGCTCAGCGATTGCGGGAACGCTTTGACGGATTATATACAGAGCGAAGTGGAACACTCGGAAGCAGCGAAGAAGGTTTTGGAAAGAAATGGGGTTGGTATCAATCAATTTACGCAGCAGCTCAGGGAGATATTCTCAAATTCAATTCAATTACAAAACTACCAATCACTCAGTTAATGATGTGGTTAATGTTTGAAAAAGAAAAAACAGAAATAGAAATTAAAAATATAAAAAGAAATGGTGTATAGACTGATAAAAGAAATTAAAGATGCGTTACTAGAAGAACCTTTTGTAAACACAGTTACAGAGGGTGATATATTTGCAGTAGATTTAAACAAGCAAACAATATTCCCTTTAAGCCACATTATAATTAATAACGCTTCTTATGCAAGTAACGTATTATCGTTTAATATAACTATTCTATTGATGGATATTATTAATCAAAAAGATGATGATAACAAAGTAGATATTTGGAATACTCAAATGCTTGTAGGTACTAGAGTTTTAAATAGACTTAACAGAGGTGATTTAAGAAATGATTTTTGGGAGCTAACAGGCAACCCAAGTTTCGAACCATTTACAGAAAGATTTGAAAATGATTTAGCAGGATGGGCTTTAAGCTTTGATGTACTTGTAAGAAACGACGTTACTATCTGTTAATGGATAAAAAAGAATTAACATATAAGTATCTAAATGACTTTGCTAAATATGTAATTCAGCAGAGTAGAAGTAATTTATCTAAACAAGGTAAAAATAATCAAAAGAACCTGTATAATAGTTTAGACAAAGAAATAGAAGTAGGGGCTAATAGCTTCAGATTAACGTTCCTAATGAGCGATTACGGTGAATATGTAGACCAAGGGGTACAAGGTAAAAGTAGTTCATCAAAAGCACCTAATAGCCCTTTTAAATTTGGTAGTGGTTCAGGTAGGAAAGGTGGATTAACTCAAGGTATTTCTAAATGGGTACAACAAAAGCAAATACAATTCAGAGATAGAAAGAGTGGAAAGTTTTTAAGTTATCAGAGTACAGCATTTTTAATTACAAGGTCTGTATATAACAAAGGAATTAAACCGAGTTTATTCTTTACAAGACCATTTGAGAAAGCCTTTGAAAGATTGCCTGATGAATTAGTAGGAGCATACGGTTTAGATATAGAACAATTTTTAAAATATACATTAAAGAAATGAAAGTAATAGCAGCAAGAAGCCCTTATATAATTAGTATAGACGAGGCAAATCAAGTAGGCTCTAAAGTAG